CACGGACTAAACCCGTCCCTAATCCTTTGCGACGAAATTCACAGCTGGAACGAGGTTAAAGGTCCGGAGCTTTGGGAAGCCCTGCGCACGTCCATGGCGGCACGACCTAGCCAAATGGTCGCTATCACCACGGCGGGCAGTGCGTACAGCTTTGCACACAAGTGGCACGAATACGCGGAGCGCGTAAAAGAGCAACCCGATATAGACCCTAGCTGGTTAACTATTATTTACGGGGCAAGCGACGAAGAGAACCCGCACGACCCGAAAGTCTGGGCGAAAGCTAATCCGTCCCTGGGTATAACGGTTACGTTACAATACCTAGAAGAGTTAAGCAATACGGCGAAGCACGACGAGCCTACCCTGCTTTCACTACGCAAGCTGCACCTAAACCAGTGGGCCGGTAGCGCGCAGCCGTACATTGAGCTAGGCAAGTGGCTGAAGTGCCAGGGGCCGAAGCCTAAAACGCTGGATAAATGGCGCTGCTTTCTCGGCGTTGACCTTGCCGCGGTTAATGACTTCACCGCTTACGCGGTGGTTTACTTCAACGGCGAGCGCTTTTATACGCAGCAATACTACCAAATTACTGACCATGCTATGGGTAAGCGAAAGCAGAAGTACCCTAACCTGGTCCGCAACTGGATTAAAAACGGCGACCTGGACGTAGTGAAGGGCGAGGTAACCACGACCGACCACCGTATAGCCATGATTGAGCAAATCATGAACGCGCACCCAGTAGAAGGCATTTTCTTTGACCCGTGGAACGCAGCCGAAACGGTAGAGCGTTTGCGTAGCAAGTACGGTAAGCAGTTCTGCTTTGAGGTCCGGCAGTCTGCGCTTATGGTAAACGAGCCTATGAAGCTACTTTACCGCATGGTAACCACGAAAGGAATTACGCACGACGGTAACCCTATTACGGCCTGGATGATTGCGAACACTAGCCTACACATAGACAAAAACGATAACTGGACCTTTCAAAAAGACAAGGCACCGGACCGAATAGACGGCACAGCGGCCCTAATTACGGCCCTTGCAGGATATGTACACAATGCGTCCACGGGAATGTCAACTTACGAGGATATGGATATAATTTTTGTGTAACTTTGTGTTATGGCATGGTATGACCGTATTAAGCGGAGCGTCAGCGGAGTAATTAGCCCAAAGCCTTGGCTTATTAGTTTGTTCGGCGGTAACGCGACCCTTTCGGGTGAAAATGTTAGCGCAGTCAACGCGCCAAAGGTTTCGGCAGTTTACGCGTGCGTAAACCTAATTAGTGGCACTATTGCCAGCCTACCGTTTCACCTTTACCGCGAAACAGAGCAGGGGCTTATTTACCAGCCTGGGCTTATTAACGACCTGGTAAGCCGTCGCCCGAATATCGCCTACAATAGCTACGACTTTCGAAAGGCTATGCTTACGCAGCTGCTGCTTCGCGGTAACGCATACGTACTACCGGTACGTAGTGGCAGCAGCCTTGCGGGTCTAGAACTAATCGACACGGAGTTAGTTACCGTAGACACCACAAGCGGCGAACTTATTTACCAGCTGCACCTTCGCAACGGCATTAACCTGCGACTGAACCCGGACCAGCTTATTCACTTGAAATATTGGACGTTCGACGGTATTAACGGAGTTAGCCCAATCGTATACGCTAAAGAAATTATTGGTAGTTCAATGGCCGCAACTGCCCACATGGGCGGCTTTTACGGTAACGGTGGTATGCCTAAAGGTATACTCCAGCTCCAGGGGACTATTCGCGACGCGGACCGCGTTAAGGCTATTGGCCGTCAGTTTGACGAGCTGAACAAAGAGCATAAGGGGCGGACGGCTGTGCTGACTGAAGGTGCAGAATATAAGCCGGTGGCTGCGAACTTTCAAGAGTCGCAGCTTATAGAATCGTTGAGGTTTAGTGTTGAGGAAATTTGCCGCTTATTCTCCGTTCCGCCCCACAAAATTGGCCACATGGAAGGCGCAGGCTACGCCAACAGCATCGAAGCGCAAAACGCGCAGTTTGTTAGCGACTGCATCCGCCCGCTGGTCGAGGTAATCGAAATGGAATTTAGCAACAAATTGCTAGCGGGTAGCCGTAAGTTCCAAATTGACCTAAAAGCGCTTATGCGCGGCGATATTCAAACCGAGGTAGCCCGTAACGTCAGTTACTGGAATATCGGAGTAATGAGCGCTAACGAAATTCGCCGCATTGAAGGGCTGGCACCTATCGAAGGCGGCGACGAGTATAATAAGCCTATGCACATGGGCGCAGCAAACGAACAAAATGGAGAAGGAAATACGGACCCAGGCGCTAGCGAAGACGGACAGTAA